CTCAATCGCATCCCTCAGCGCGGAAGAGGAAAGGGCGGTCTCGGCTTTCAGGAATCTCTGAACGGCTTGCGCGACACCCCTCCACGATACACCGCCAACGAGCGCGGCATCCTCGATGACCCGCGCCAGTCCTGAGGTGTCATCTATCCGGGCGCATCGCGGGCAGGGGAACACGGGACCGTCGAATACCGGGTCGGACGTACATGAGTAGCAAACTCCCGCTGTACTCTCTATTTTCTTGCCACACTTTCCGCAGTACATCCCCTCCTCCTTCTCCGCTGGCGCGGCTAACCGAATATCTTCTTCATCCGGTCGGCGTAGCAGATGAACTTCGCCACGGATATGTCCCGCTCGGGAACCACACCCGACGTTTTCATCTGCTCAATGGTCCGCGCCAAGGCGTCTCGCTCATCAGACAGTTCGGAGATCGCGTCCACAACCGTCTGTGATACAAGGTGCAGGTGGCCATCCCTATCGAGATAGCCGATATCGCCCGACATCTTCGACTTAATGAATCCACCCCGTCCCTCCGGGGTGTCGCACAGAAACGGTACGGTAAGGATTTTCATGGGGCCTCCTTTTAGAAGTTCTTCGTCTGTTTCCGACGATCGGCAGCGGCTCTCTTCCGCAATAGCCGGATTTTGCTACGGAGGGATTTATTTTTCTCGATGAGGGCCTTGTTCGCCGCGGCCAATTTATCCTCAGCCTCCCGATGGCGCCACAGGGCGGAGCAAGCAGCCATGTAGGCGTCCTTCGTCGGACGATCATCGTCTACCCCCAGGCAGATCGGGCACGGTCCCGGGCGTACCGTGCCGGCGACGACGGAGCAATTTTTTTCTGACCACTTGCACCCATGGATAGGGCAACAGTTGTTCTTGTGCGCGTCCTCCGCTCTCCATCTTGGAGGAGCCCCCGCCGGTTTGCCACGCCCCACCACAGGGCTATCCGACCCATCTCCTTTGTTGAATTCCGGCGGGGGCGGGCACATCCTACGCGGTCCCTGACAACGCCTTTTCCTTCTCGACCCTCTTCGCTCTCGGCTTCCGGGGTTTCTGGAACATGGCGAGGACCGCGGCACCTATCTTTTTAGCGTCTCGCCCTTCCACCAGAAGCTCCTTGTTGGCTCCACCGATATCTCCGCTCACAACGAATCCGTTTGCCTTCTGTTCGACATTAACCATTGTTTCTCTTCTCCTTTTTTTTGAAATCTTCGAAATTCACGATCGCCTGAATCCGACGTCTCACGGTAAGGTGCCAGGGGATCTTGATCCGGGACACGATCCCGCGCGCGCCCATTCTCGGCATCGACAGCTCGGCCTCGGCCATTGTCCGGAATGACCGATATGCTTGCGTGGGGATTTCCGGTACGCGGAAGGTGGGGGCATCGTCCATTACTTCGCCCATGAGGGCTTGGTTGTGGCCTTCACGCCAGAGATCTCGCCCTGCGCGGGCTCCGTCTTGGGAGCTTCCTTCGCCGCCCATGAAGGCTTTGGCGTTACCGGCGCGTCGGGTTCCGGCGGCAGGGGCTTATCGGAGATCAACCCCCCCTCGGGGTGGGCAAGGACTTCCTCGAACCGCTTATCGTCCGGGGTGACGATCCGCTTGATGGTGTTGTTGAGATACCGCTTGCCGTCGCTGTTCGGCTTGCCCCATTCGCATCCGACGACGACAGGAAACAGCATCCCATTGAGATCGGCGAAGTCGTTGATGATACGGGCCTTGGTGGCGTCCGGGCTGGTGTCCTTCGGCGAAATCTTCCGGTGGGCTTCGACCATGGCCCTCAGCGTCCGCATGGAGATGCCGATGGCCTGGTTGCTCTTCTCGGTCGGCGCCTTGGTGTAGGCCAGCATGTAGTTCTGCCAAATCTTCCGGTCCTTGAATCTGGTGCTCAGCACGGTGAATTCGAAGTCCAGAAACTCGTAGCCCGACGATGATGCGTTGAACAGCGGGTGGATCTTGCCTTGCTTCGCCGCTTTCGGCTCCCGGATCTCCGCCACCACCAGCACCACCGAATCCTCGGGGATGGGGCCCGATCCGCTTCCCTGCTCGCTTGCCTCGTTGAAGTCGATTGACATCTACCTTGCCTCCTTCTTTTTATTGGTTGCTTCCTCAAGCGCCTTGTGAAACGCGGCGAACGTCGGATCCTTGCCGATCAATATCTCGTCCGGCAGGGACCAGCGATTCTTGGCGTCCCACGCCGGCCGCTCGGACGTGTAGATCACCCGGTCGCCGGAGCCTACCGCCCTCGAGCGGTCGGACCCAAACCCCTTCTCTTCCTTTTTCAGTATGATCTTGTAGGTCAGGAACCCTACGATGTCCGCCCACTCTGTCCATAGGCCGAACGCCCGCTTGTGGAGACGCATCTGGTAGCGGTCGTAGGTGTCACTGTCGGGAGGGGTGACGGTCTTGACCTCGGAGTGGGCGAGAAGGACGACGTTCATCCCCTTATTCGCCCGCAGGGAGTCGAATCCCCCCAGGATCATCCTCCAGAATTTGTCCGCCTCGGTGTAACCCTTGCCGTACCCGAAGGACTCGATAGACGGTTTCTCGTTCGCCGCGCAGGTGGCCTCCCACACCAAAGGCTCAAGCCAGTCGAGGCTGTCTACCACCAGCGTCCCGAATTTATGCTCCCCATGCAGCGCCGTGATGGTATCGATCACGGCCTGGTAGGATGTCGCCACCGGGAAGGCGTCCACATCGATCGCGTGAGCGCCATCCTCGATCGGCAGCAGTACCGCGCCCGGGAACGTGGCGCCGAACGTCGTCTTGCCAATGCCGTCCACACCGTACAAAACCACCTTCAGCGGCGGTACGGTTGTGTTCGCCTTGCGAATCTGGTCAAGCATCTCTCCTCTCCTCTCTACGGGCTTCCGCCTCGTCGATCTTTCGGTCGGTTGACTCGCATAATTCGCAACAGTATCGCTGTTCCTCCTCCTCGGGAATGAATGGATCGCCGCACAACCGGCATTCTTTTTTGGGGGGGTTTTTCATAGTGGGGAAAACTATACGCCGAAAGGAAAACCCTTGTCAAGAGGAAAGCAGAAAAAAGTTTCTTGACAGGGAAAACCGTTTACAGTAGGATGCCCGACCATGGAGATATACATATCCCGAAAGACACGCCAAGCCTTGATTGATGCGGGTTTCCCACGGCAGTCGGTCCAAAATTGGCAATCCGGAAGATACAAGCCTTCACGCATGGCCCGCCTAATAATCACGAAAATTCTTTCCGAAAATAAGAACAGGAAGCGCGCCAAGTGCTCTTGAGGGGCTACCAAACCGGCCTCGTAGATCGTGCTGAGAAGGCGCTCAAGGCGCATGGAAATACCCTATGTATGGCCGCGACCGGCAGCGGAAAGACGATCATGCTGTCGGCCCTCGCCGGGAGGATCGGCGGCAAGACTCTCATTATACAACACCGGGACGAATTGCTGTCGCAGAATCTCGGTAAGTTCATGCGGATCAACCCCACCTGGCACCCGACGATCTTCAACGCAGCGGATAAATCATGGGCGGGCGATGTGGTGTTCACCATGTGCCAGACGGCGACTCGCCATCTGGATACTCTCCCGAAATTCGATCATCTTATTTACGACGAGGTACACCATATCGTTTCGCCGACGTACCGGCGGATCATCGACGTGGCCAAGGAGCGCAACCCCGGGATGTTCCTGTCGGGGTTCACGGCCACCCCGGAGCGCGCGGATCGAAAATCGCTGCGCGCATACTTCGACAACGTAGCCGATCGGGTAACGATCCGCGAGCTGGTCGCCCTTGGCTTCCTCGTCCCCCCCGTAGCGTTCGTCGTGGACATCGGTGTACGAGAAAAACTCGACGCGATCGGTCCCCCCTCCGCATTCGGCGACCAGACCGAAGTGGCGGACCTGCTCAACACCATACCGATCAACCAGGAGGTCGTTCGCCATTGGCGGGAGAAGGCTGACGGCCGGCAGACGATCGCATTCTGCGCCACCGTCAAGCACGCCAAGGACGTGGCTCAGACGTTCGTAGATGGCGGGATCCCCGCGGAGGTTGTCACCGGCGAGACGCCGGACGCCGAGCGCAAGGCGATGCTCTCGCGGTTCGACCGCCGCATCACCCGGGTCATCGTCAACGTCGCTGTGTTGACCGAGGGCTACGACAATCAGGTTTGCTCCTGCATCATCCTGCTCCGCCAATGCTCGAGCAAATCCCCGCTGATCCAGATGGCCGGTCGCGGATTGCGGACGGTAGACGCGGGGCTGTACCCCGGCGTCGTCAAGAAGGATTGCGTGATCCTGGACTTCGGCACGTCGATCATCATCCATGGGAACCTCGATTCCGGCGAGGGGTTGCACAAGGACCGCAAGCCGATCGAAGGGGAGGCCGTCGAAAAAACCTGCCCCGCAACTCAATCCGATATCTATATCTGGCCCGACAGGGACGGGAACATCGGCTGTGGCGCCAAGATCCCCGCGGGATTCAGGGTGTGTCCGCTCTGCGGATTCATCTTCGAAAAAGAAGTGGAGCTCGCGCCGGAAGAAATCAACCTCATGGAATTCTCGCTCATGGATCGCTCACCGTTCCGCTGGATATCGCTGTTCGAGTCCGAAAACCTCATGATGGCTACCGGCTTCGCTGCCTGGGCGGGGATCTTCACGACCGACGGCGAAACATGGACCGCGCTTGGGAAGATCGCCCTCGAGAAGCAAGTACGCAAACTGGCCGTCTCCGGTAGGGTACAGGCCCTCGCAAGTGCCGACGACTTCCTGCGGGAGCATGAGACGAACGACGCGGCGAAGAAATCCCGGCAGTGGCTATCCGACCCGGCGACAGAGAAACAGATCGGGTTGCTCCGGTCCTTGGGGTACGACGTTCCCAAGGATCCGCTCGGGCAGTCGCCGTTCACGAAATACTCCGCATCGTGCCACGCGGCGTTCTCCTTCAACCGACACGCAATCGAGAAATCATTGGGGGTTCCCTGTGTGTGAAAACTGCGAGTGGGAAGACTGTCTCGAAGAGCTGAACGACCTCTGCGCCGACAACGATTATGAGTGGGCGAACGATACCCTCGCCGGCATCGCGGAGTGGGTCGAGGAAAAGAAACACATCACGGAGAAGCAGGTCCGGGCGATCGCCAACATCAAGGACGCGGTGGAGGATCGATGATCGACCTCAACTCGAAAACCATGCTCTCCGACCGGATCAACTATCTCATCAACGGCGCCATCATCGACGACAGCGCCAAAAAACCCCCCCGGGAATATCTCGGCGCGTCGCTTGTGGGCCACGAATGCGACCGGAAAGTGCAGTACGAATGGTTGGCCGTCCAGGGGCAGACCCTCCCTGAAGGATTCGACGCGCAAACCCTCCGGCGGTTCGACCGCGGGAACGTCTACGAAGACCGCGCTCGTCGCTGGCTTCAAGGCGCTGGCTTCCTGTTCGTCGCCGATTCTCCCGCCATCAGCGACTTCGACGGCAAATTCGGCGGACATGTGGATGGGGTAATCGTCGGCTTTTTCTACGGGGAATCTCCGGTTCAACTGCCGGCACTATGGGAGTGCAAATGCTTGGCGTCGAAGGGTTGGAAGGCCATCGAGAAAGACGGCCTTCGTAAATACTCGCCAACCTATTTCGGGCAGGTTCAAATCTATATGCACTACTTCGAACTCCCCCGGTGCCTGTTCACCGTGGTCAACGCGGACAGCATGGAACTCGCTCACTACCTCATCGACTACTCCGAGACGGAGGCGACACTCATCAAGGCCAAGGTGTCCAGCGTGTTCGTCGCCACCAATCTCGGCGAGCTTCTGCCGCGGTGTACGGACGACAAGGAATACTACCTCTGTAAGTGGTGTGCGTTCAGGGGGGGGTGCTGGGCGTGAA